CGTTATCCTAGACAAACAAGACATCACGCCGGGTCAAGTAGCTACTTGTATGGCTTGGTTGAAGATAGCGCGTCTTGTAGAGACTCCGGCCCACGAAGATAGCTGGGTAGACCTTGCGGGATACGCCGCTATAGCAGGGGAAATGGAAACCCAAAACCGCTAACAAAACTCTAGGTGAAGGTTGTTTGGCAAAGGTTTTGTGTGTATAGCGTATGCTATAATTTCACAAAGTCTCGTATAGGAGGTAATAATTAGCATAAACACTATAGATACATCTAGTTTTATACTGAAACAGATCAAAGAGCGCCGTCTCCAAATTCTAGGGATATTGGAAAATAATGGTGTTTCAAACATGGAAAAATACCAAGCCTTAATGGGCGAACTAGACGGTATTAACTTTATCAAACAGGAACTCCAGAGCCTGCTAGACAAACAGGAGCATATAGATGACTGATGCTAAGATTTCTACTAAGACGGCTGCCCCTTCTTCTAAGCTAATTCTTCCAGAAGGGCCGAAAGAAAGTAAACTTCCCCCTCATTACGTCAAGAACGAGGATAGGGTTTTAGACCCGACTTTACTTGATAAAAGTGCTTTAGAACGGATGCCAGAACCTACCGGGTGGCGGCTTCTTATCCTCCCCTACAGAGGGAAAGGTAAGACAGAGGGAGGTATTTACCTCCCCGATAAAGTTCAGGAAGATTCTAACATAGCAACCGTTGCTGGTTATGTGTTGAAAGCAGGCCCTTTGGCCTACAAGGATAAAGAGAAATTCCAGGACAAACCTTGGTGTAAGACCGGGGATTGGGTGATCTTTGCTCGGTATGCGGGATCACGATTTAGAATAGAAGGCGGAGAAGTTAGAATCCTCAATGATGACGAGGTTCTCGCCTCTATTTTAGACCCAGAAGACATACTGCATTTTTAGGAGATAGTGATGGCGAAGAAATCTACGGCGGAGCAGTTATCTAAGCAAGAGGACGAACCTACGGTTGATGTGGGGGATGAGGACACTAAAGGACAAGATATTGTCCTTGAGCCCGATTCTTCCGACGATCAAGGCTCTTTAGAGTTAGTAGGGGGTGATGCGGTTTCTCCAGAAGATGCCGATAGTGAACAATCCGAATACACAGATAATGTTCAGAAACGCATTGATAAGTTAACTAAGAAGATGCGCGAGGCGGAACGCCGGGAAAAAGCAGCTTTGGTGTATGCAGAAAACGTCAAAGGAGAGTCCGATCAACTAAGAACTCGGATGCAGACCTTGGACGAGGGCTACCTCACTGAGTACAGTAATCGTGTAGGTGTTGAGGAAGGTTCCGCAGAGAATGGTCTACGGGATGCCCTTAATTCTGGTGATGCCGACGCTATTGTTGCGGCACAGAAGAAGTTTTCTGAGGTAACTATCTCCAAAGAAAGAATCCGACACGCCAGGGTTGACCAAGAGAATTACCAAAAACAGCTTGAAGCCTATAACCAGCAGCAGCAACAACAGCAGCAGCAACAACCTGCCGCCCCGGTTGCGTCTAGGCCGGACCCTAAAGCCGAGAAGTGGGCTGCGGATAATGACTGGTTTGGGTCTGATGATGCGATGACTTACGCGGCCTTTGGTCTCCATAAGAAGATGGTCGAGGAAGAATCCTTTGACACTAATACGGATGAATACTACCATGAATTAGATAGGCGTATGAGGGATGAGTTCCCGCATAAGCTTAAAAACGGGGAGGCAGCTAAGAAACCCGCTCAAAATGTTGCCTCAGTCTCCCGCAATACCCCAAGTAAGGGGCGGGGCAAGAAGGTTAGACTCACCGCTTCCCAAGTAGCTATTGCTAAAAAGCTAGGTGTGCCGTTGGAAGAATACGCGAAATACGTGAAGGAGTGAATGATATGAGTAACGTGACTGATGCAGGCCCAGAAGAGCTAAAATCTATTAGTCGGACTCCTCGCGCAAATAAAACAAGGGAAAAGGCGGTTAGGCGTAAACCGTGGACCCCACCCACTATGCTAGATGCACCCCCTGCTCCAGAGGGCTACAAACACAGATGGATACGTGCCGAAGTGCGTGGTTTCGACGACCGCAAAAACATTTCTGCTAGGCTCCGTGAAGGATACGAGCTTGTAAGACAAGATGAGTATCCTGATTTTGAAGCTCCGGTAGTTGATACAGGGAAATATGAAGGTGTATTCGGCGTTGGTGGATTGCTTCTCGCTAGGATACCGTTGGAAACAGTGGCAGAAAGAGCGGCTTACTTTAAAGACCGCAGTCAGGACCAAATTACTGCTGTTGATAACGATATGCTTCGTGAGAACTCTCATCCCTCTATGGCGATCAGTAAACCTGACCGTCAGAGTCGTGTAACTTTTGGCGGTCAAAACGAAAAGGATTGACGGCTTTTTTTAACAAAGGATAACCTTCAATGGCTAATAACTCAACAGCCTACGGTTTAATCCCAGTGGGTCTAGTTGGAGGCAGTGCTAATACTACGGGTGTAACCGAGTATGAAATTGCTTCTGACAATACTAATGCCATCTTTCACGGTGGTATTTGTGTCCCTTTAGCAGCAGGTGTGATAACTTTTGCTGGTGCCACTAGTGGTGGTACTACTCAAGCTCTCGGTGTGCTGACTGGTATTGAATATGTAGACTCAGGCACGGGAAAAACAGTTTGGAAAAACTACTGGCCCGGTTCCGGTTCACTTTCTGTAGACACTAACCACCCCGTAAAAGCATTTGTTGCGGACAACCCTAATCAAATATTTAGGGTAGCCTCTGATGCTACATTAACTGATGTAGCAACGGCTCAAGCTGCTGTCTTTGCAAACGCCTCGCTGGGTACTTCTGCTCGGTTAGGTTCAACAGCTAATGGTCAGTCCACAGCTACACTGGGTGTTTCAACTATTGCGGTAACAGCAACCCTTCCACTTAGGATTGTTGGTATTGTCAAGGATGAAGCAAACTCGGACGTTACAGCAGCGGGTTACCCCTTGCTGGTTCGTCTTAATGCACACTTCAACGCTGCGACCCGTGGATTTGCTTCGCAAACCACCGCAGACTCAACCGGCATCTAGAAAGGAGCTAGTACAATGGCGATTTCACGTTCACAACTAGCAAAAGAGCTAGAACCCGGACTCAACGCTCTGTTTGGGCTTGAGTACGACCGTTACGATAACGAAAGTTCCGAAATCTTCGATGAAGAAAGTTCGGATCGTGCGTTTGAAGAAGATGTGATGTTATCAGGATTCTCTACTGCCCCAGTTAAGTCTGAGGGTGGCAGTGTCAATTTTGATGACGCACAAGAAACATATACCGCTCGTTATACTCACGAAACAATCGCGTTGGCTTTCTCTATTACAGAAGAAGCTGTTGAGGATAACTTGTATGACCGCCTTGCTGGCCGTTATACACGGGCATTGGCGCGGTCTATGTCTCAGACTAAGCAGATCAAAGCTGCTGCTGTCCTAAACAATGCGTTTACGGCAGGAGCAAGTGCTATTGGAGACGGTGTTGCCCTTTGTGCTTCTACCCATCCAACTATAAACGGCACTCAAAGCAACGTTCTCTCGGTCGCCGCTGATCTCAATGAAACCTCTCTTGAGCAAATGCTCATTGATGTTGCAGGGACACAGGACGAACGTGGTCTGAAAGTGGCTATTCGTGGCACCAAACTGATTATTCCAAAAGAATTGCAGTTTGTGGCAGAACGGCTCCTAAACAGTAACCTACGGCCCGGTAGTTCTGATAATGATATCAATGCAACAAAGTCTATGGGTATGCTCCCAGAAGGCGCTGTTGTTAATCATTTCCTGACTGACTCAGATGCGTTCTTTATCAAAACAGATTGCCCGAATGGGTTTAAGCTGTTCCAAAGAACACCTCTTCGCACAGCGATGGAAGGTGATTTTGATACCGGCAACATGCGATACAAAGCCCGTGAAAGGTACAGCTTCGGCGTATCCGATTGGCGCTCTGTGTTCGGAACTCCTGGCGCTTAATCGTTTTAAAGAAAAAACGGTGCCATAGTTAGAGAGGGGGCCTTGCGCCCCCTCTTTTTTTTGGGTAAAATTAAACTTCCTGACAACCGCACTGGGTGGTTGACATTTGCCAAGACAGGGTATTCACATGGCTAATACAACTTTCAACGGTCCCGTCCGTTCAGAAAACGGCTTTATTGGTATCAGTAAATCGGCTACCACTGGTGCAGTCACTGACCTCATTACAATTTCCTCAACTGGTGCTCTTTCCAGCACGACAACGATTGCTACATCTAGCACTCTAACTGCTCGCAGACCTATAATCACAACTTGGGAAGCGTCTGGTGCTATCACTGCTGCTTTAACTATTGCTCAGTCGGGCAGTATTGTTAACATTCACGGTACGTTAGACAACGTGATCAATATCCCTGCGGCTTCCAGTGCGAACACAGGTGCTTACTTTGATTTCGTCGTGACGACCGCTGTAGCCTCTGGGAAAACAACTACTATCGTTATCCCAACCGCAACGGGTAGTACCTTCCTGGGTCAAACTCAGTTGGCGGCAGGAACAGCAGCTAACCCTGTGATTACAAACGCAGGTGATACTTTCACCTTTGTTGCTACTACTGGAATCGGTGGGCGTTGTAGAATTGAATGTGTGACTGACGACGGCACAAAACAAATCTGGGTTGCTACGAGTGCCAGTACTCCTATTGCTACTATTGGCTAGTAGCTTCAACACTTATTGAGGAGTGAAATATGTCAGGCTCAGATGTGCAATCGACATTTATTGCAGTCCAACTAGCCTCTGATGACAACGGGTTCTCTGTGGCCGCTACTTTAAGCGGCGCGGGGAACCTAACCCTTGGCGGCGCTTTAGCCGACGGGGGCGCAGTTGTACTAGATGCGGCACGAAACGTCATTATTACAAGCGCCGGGGATGACCGAGGTGATACGTTTACTATTACGGGCACCGACGAATCTGGCACGGCTCAAACAGAAGCGATTACTGGCGCTAATGCAGGAATTGCTACGGGCACTAAATATTTCTTAACTATCTCTCAGATAGCCTGTTCGGGGGCCACAACCGGTGATGTTGAGGCTGGGACGGGAACAGCGGTTGCTGCCTCGATTTTCGACGGTAGCCTACGCCTAAGAAACTTTTATTTTGTGAATACGGCCACAGCCGGAACCATCTCTTTTAATGAAGGTTCGGCAACGGGGTCTACCCGTATGCAGTTTAACACTATCGCGGGTGCTAATACTAACGCTTACCCTGATGTGGGTGGCGAAGGGCTGCGGTTTAATGGCGGTGCTTATGTTGTTTATACACAAGGCACCCTGTCTTCTTTAACGGCTTTTTATAGTTGATAAATGGATGGTTTAGAGCGTTCAGTTGTTCAGGAAATCAAGGACTGGTCTACTCACGCACTAGAACAGACTAATCCTTCGTTTAACGATCTTCCTGCCTGCCCCTACGCAGAGAAAGCGTGGAAAGAAGACCGTGTTGCGTTCTCTTTTCTGTACGAAGAGTGTTCGCAGGCGCTTACAACACTACTGTCTACTTTTGATGGCAGTAAAGATGTTGTTATATTAGTTGATTTCTCGTTTGAGGAGGATGCCGAAGCGTTCCATCAAGCATTAGAGCGGGTTAATTGGGCCATTTCTGAGGGCTGTTATGTTCAAAAAGACTTATGGGTTATGGGGTTTCACCCTTTTGATGACCCTAATGAGTTGATTGATGACAACACCTTTAGTCCCTCGGTCAATGAGCCTTACGCAATGGTGTTTATACAAAGGCTAAGTGAGCTTCAAGAGGCCTCGAATAAGCTTCGGGAAGCAGGTTATTACAAAGTTTATAATCAAGAGTATGGTGTCACTACGATGCTGCGAAAACGTCAAAAAACTCACCGGAGATTAGAAAATGGCAATAGGTAGAGTAAATCTAGGTAACGGGTCTAAGTCTAAACCAGTCAAGAAGATGCGTGGCGGTGGCATGGCTAAGAAGATGCGTGGCGGCGGTATGTCTAAGAAGATGCGTGGCGGCGGTATGGCTAAGAAGATTGGTAAATAAAACCCCGGTTGCCAAGTTACTTATAAACACTAGCAGTAAGGATTTTGCACTATGGCTATAGATAAAGGACCGCAACCAGTGGACCTAAACAGACAGCGTTATAATGAGGGACTAACTCCTCCGGACAAGTCTAAGGTTGAAGTCCCAAAAGGTAAAAAAGGGAAGTGAAGCATGGATTCTTCTCGGGTGAGAAAAACTTCTTCCGCTCCTAGTAAAGTACGAAAACTCAGAAAAGGAGGGCATTCATTTTCTGGAAGGGTAGACTTAGGCGCTGGTTCTCCAACGCGGTATTCGGGAACGTCTGCCCGTCTTGGCCTGACTATTCCGTTTGGTCCTAGCCGAGTCGATAAGGATTCCCCGTCCATAACGGCCTCTGTAAATAGGCGACAAGGGCTAGGTAAGGATGCTCCTTCTGTTTTTGCTAGTGGGAAATATAAGTACAACTTTAAGTAATAAATAGAAAGATTTGATATGTCTCTCTCGGGCTCCAAGGATTTTGAACTTGATGTAACGGAGTACATTGAGGAAGCATTTGAACGCTGTGGCTTAGTCATGCGGACGGGGTATGACCTCAAAACCGCAAAGCGTTCTATGAACCTCCTTTTTGCCGATTGGGCGAACCGGGGGTTAAATCAGTGGACAATTGAGCAAGTCTCAATAACCCTTGCTGATGGTATTGCAGAATACCCCGCAGGAACCCTGACTATGACAGTCGCGGCTTCGGGTGCTTTTAGTGTTCCTGAGACAATAACTGGTGGTACAAGTGGCGCT